TTTTGTAATAAGCTCACCTTTAACGACGAATCGTTTGGCAAACTCCATTACTTCACAGGTCGACGCTAAAGATTTGGACATATTAATTTTTCCACCCGTAAAAGGGTAGTCATAATTAAGAAGTACGAATCTGCAACAGATTAATCTGCACGCAAATGTCATCTCCTAATATCGCATAATCACTAGACCACTGATTGTGGCCAGCGCGTCTCGCTGCAAACCTGCAAGAGAACATGATGAATTAAAGCGAACACACCTCAGGAAGACAAAGCTCCCATCGGTTGCCCTACACTATATCTATATTTGTTACCCTCCAATACATAATCACGATTGTGGTCATGTATGGGTTTCAAACATGATAGAGTTCAATTACCTACTATAGCGAATACTCGCACTTTACCTGCAGGTTCAAACTTTTTGAAAGTTTACCAATTCTAAGTTCCGCCTTGAGAGCTCGTTCAATGTTTTCGAATACTTCTAAATGAAGATACAAGTGCTCACTCTTTAACGAGAGGCCATGTATGTCATTCCCGAAGAACTCTGATAACTCTTGAAAACGCCTCAGTAACTGAGGTGCCTTAGTCGCAATGAACATTGCGTCCAAGGGGGTGCCAAGGAAGGTCTTTTAGAATTTGGTCCTGCCGCTTTAGTCGACAATAGATTAGCTCCCAGTCCGGTTTTACCTTATTTACATAAGGATCAAACAAGGACACCAGGAGTATCTATCACTCGATATAACGGTAATAGAGCTAGTTACTTATAAACTTAACAGAGTCCTGGATGATCAAATCATCCGCAGGCCCTCTCGCTAAGATACAAGGTAACCCAAAGGCAGATCCAATACGAGGACTGGTCTGGGGATGTCGTGAAATCAAGGCAAAACGGAAACATACCGTCTCAGTAAGTTAAAACTTACCTGAACGGATGGGTCTTTTTGTTTGAAATTAAACTTCATCATAAATTCTGGCGACCTGCTGCGGGACCATATCAAGGCCCAACAGTCAGACTCCTCGAGCGAGCCCTCACGGGTGAACTCGAGTAAGTGATTGCGCTGAATTCACGAGATTTACATTTCCGCAGTGTTGCGGCCTCAATTCTCAGAGGCTTAGCTCTCGCGACCCGAGTACCGGATGATAAGCCCGATATCGGTCCTCACCAGGCTATTACTAGCCGGAGGCGTTTGGGTTGAGCAGGGAAGTGCCGTAAATTCGGATTCCCACTCATTCAACT